GCGTGAGCAGCGTGGCTGATTATTCGTTGCAGGGTTACGCATGGAGCTATGTCGAGCCGCCAACGGTTGAGGATTATCCCTGCGGCAGCCATGGTGTCAGCGTGACGCTGAGCAGCTCTGTGGCACCGACGGCGGACATCCTGCCGTTCACGACGACCATCACCATCGGAGTGACGGCTGGTCTTGCTCGCGCAGCCAATGGTGCATCACTGGGCTTCAGCATCAGCTTAGTGGCTGGACAGCCTGGAGTATTTGTCGAGGTGCCGGCTTTACTGCGTGGGCTGAAATTAACCACAACGCCAGATCTTGATGACTTTACTAGGAGTGTTGCATGACAGTAGTCATCACTCGATACGACTCACAGATCATCCGCTACATACCGCAAGCTGTATGGCCGGATCTGCGCCTGATTTTGGCCAATGGCACAACGCAGCTAGCAAACGCCAACGGATACACAACAGGCGGCAAAGCTCTTTCCAATGTGCGATATAGCTATGCAAGTGGAACTGCCACTGTAAAAGCAGATGATGTCAGCTGGCGTGCAACAGGTGGATCGCTGTCAGCTGATACGGCATATCTGCGCTTTGGCTCAACAGATCTTGTCAAAATTGATTTTGGTGCAACGCTATCAGCTCCGGCCAACACTGCATTAATTGTGCAGTGGCACACTGATGGATTGTTCAATTTCTCCATGCTTTAACAATGGCCGCTACTCTTCACGTCTACACAAAAAATGCTTTGCTTTATGCGGCGCAGTTTGGCGTAATTGCGGGCGACGACTCCACGGATCGGCTGTTTGGGGTGTTTTGCTCAACCGACTCAAGTGTATTTGATGCCAGCTTTGACAAACCACTTAAGCAGTCGACAACATCAGGAGGCGTGACAACTCAGACTGGACTGCTAGATAGTGGAGTGGTTGCGGTCTCAAGCGGTGCTTTCCCTAACACATGGACTGAGTGGTCGGGCAACATAAACAACCCTTTTGATTTTGTTACTAGGTATGCTTTTCAGTACAATTCTCTGAAGGCATGGAAAATTGGCAGCACTACAGCAGGCCAAGGTTACTACGGTGCAACCTTTAATAATTCCGCCAGATCCGTGCTAATTTGCATGCACGCAGGCAGCGGTCCCGGCCTAGATCAATCAAAGTCATACGCTCTATTCATGATTGACTTTGGCCAAATTGTTACCCCGCCATCAACCGGCTCCACTTATACGAGGTGGCTGCCTTCTGTGTTGGAAATGTCGCTAGCCTGAGCGTAAAGGGGTGTCATGGCTTCCTTTGTTTACAACTCGGTGCTGACTGATCTGGTCAACGGTGATCTGGATTTTGCGGTTGACAGCTTCAAGCTGTTGCTGGTTGGCGTCGGCTACACGGCCAGCAAAGACGGGCACGACCGGCGCAATGATGTGAGCAGCGAGATCAGCGGCACTGGTTACACCGCTGGCGGCAACGCCACCACCTGCACCATCACCAACGACACCAACAAGAAGATCCTCACCTTCTCGTCGGTGTCGTGGCCATCAGCCACGTTTACAACTGCAGGCGGCGTGATCTACAAAGCGCGCGGCGGTGCGAGCAGCGCCGATGAACTGATTGCCTACCTGGACTTCAGCGGCGAGGTGGTTTCCTCCGGCGGCACCTTCAGCGTCAGCACCAGCGTGATCACGCTGTCCAACTGATGGCCACGTTCTGGGAGGAATGGGACTGGCAGCCGCAGGAGCCATTCCTCTATGGCGCGGTCCACAGCGTCATACCCAACGCTGACGCCAACCGGCCGCAGTTACAGCTTGGGTCGCTTTGCCGTCTCGCGTGAGGTTGGATTTGGTGGCGGGCAGGTGAAGTTCCTGCACAGCAGCCGCGTCAGCAACCTCACCATGGAGCTGAGCTATGAGAACCTGACCCAGTCCGAGATGGCCAGCATCCGCGATCACTACCGCGGGCAGCAGGGTTCATTCGTCAGCTTCCTCCTGCCGGCTGAGATCTGGGCAGGCCAGTCGAGCGTGTCCAACATCGTGCCAGCTGGAATGCGCTGGCGTTACCAGGAGCCACCAGAGGAGTCGCAGAAGCGTGGTGGGTATGTGGACACCACCGTATCGCTGGTGACGGATGGCACATGGCTGCCGAGCATTGAGCCGCTGCCTGGCTTCGAGCTTGGCGTGAATGTGATCTGGATTGCTGGCGCTGCAACGCAGACCGGCGAGATCGACCTGGTGGTAAATGTGGTGTGGGCCGCTGGGGCGGCTACTGGAACCGCAGCTGATGATGATGGCTTTGCGGCGTCGCTATTCTGGAATGAAGATCAATACACCACCTGGCGGTGATCAATGGCAGCGCCAAACATCAAATCAGGCAGCTCGGTCACGACGGTCGTCGGCAAGACCGTGGGCTATGCCGTCACCACCTCGATGGCCGCCGCACTTAGCAACGCCGCCAGCAGCGGCAAGGTGCTGAAAATCAACTCGGTGTACTGCGCCAACGTGGATGGCGCCGCAGCGGCTGACATCAGCCTGGAGCATTACAACGGCACCACCGGCTTCGCTATCGGCAAGACCATCGCCGTGCCAGCGGATGCCACCCAGGTGCTGGTCACCCGCGAGGCATACATCTACCTGGAGGAAGGCCACAGCCTTCGCGCACAGGCCAGCGCCGCTGGCGACCTGGAGCTGGTCATCAGCTACGAGGACATCAGCTGATGTTGGGCTTCAACGGCGGCTTGCTGGGCGTCCGGCGCACGCCGACAGGCAGCGCAGCATCGGGGCTGTGGTTTCAGAATGAGCAGAGCGTGGCACAGCGGGCTGCAATCTGGCCAATTTCTGGAGGCATCGCAGGGCTTAATCCAGCTCTCTGGTATGACTTCGCAGATGAGTCAACTGTCACAACATCAAGCGGACAGATTACGCAGATTACAGACAAAGGAAGCCTTGGCCGTACACTGACAGCCAGTGCTACCGGACCAACCTACGCGACAACAATCAACGGCTACAAGGTGTCAGATTGGGGCACCAGTGCTCATAGCAACTACTTGCGCAATACCGATACAACAGGTTTTACCGTTGAAGAAATCTACTGCGTAGCAGACAGCAGCGAGACCAGCAGCATTACAAACTCAGGATTGCTTGGTAGCTATACGGACGTTGCCAAGACAATCATGATGAACGGGTCAGGTACAGGCTTTGAGGGGCCACTTGGCGGAGACTACTACATAGATCGAGTCTTTTTGAATGGTGGCACAACAGATAGATACTCCAATGTGTTTTCAGAAATTGCAAGCCCTTGCATCTTGCGAATGCTTGATACGCGTGGGGCCATCACTGGAACTACCGGAGGATTCCAAATTGGAAGGGATCGAGCAAACGGCAACCGTGGCTGGCGCGGCCTGATCGCTGAAGTTGTCTGCTTCTCTTCCGTATTGGGCAGCGGTGATCGGGCAGTAGTACAAAACGCGCTTGCTTCCAAATGGGGCATCACGCTGGTCTGACCATGCTCTACTCCCACAACACCGCCGCCCCAGCACCCCTGCCGCACCGCATCCGGTTTGCGGACGGCAGCACCCGCACGGACGCCAGCACCTTCACGCCCGAGGAGCTGGAGCGTGCCGGCTACAGCGGCCCATACGAGCGCCCCGAGTGCAACCCGAAGCTGGAGACGATCGACTGGGACAGCGAGGCGCTTGAGTACGTCGTGCGCCCCTACAGCTTCGATGAGCTGCAGGCGCAGTACGCCAAGATCCGCCAGCGGCGCATCGAGCTGCTGCAGTCCTGTGACTGGACGCAGATTGCCGACTATGACCTCGGCGCCGATCGTGATGACTGGGCTGCCTACCGCCAGGCGCTGCGCGACTTGGCCGATGCTGCCAACCCGTTTGACATCACCTGGCCGCAGCCGCCTGCACCCTGATGGCTTCCTTCGTCTACAACTCCTGCATCGATGACATGGCGCGCAACGCCATCGACTTCGACACCGACAGCTTCAAAGTGATGCTGGTCACCAGCAGCTACACACCAGACAAGGACACGCACCTCAAGCGCTCCAGCGTCACCAACGAAGTCAGCGGCACTGGCTACACCGCCGGTGGCATCAGCGTGCCTGTCACCGTCACCAAGGACACCGCCAACGACAAGGTCACCATCCAGTTCGCAGCGGTTTCTTGGACCAGCAGCACCATCACCGCACGCGGCGCGGTGTATTACAAATCCCGCGGCGGACTAGCAAGTGCTGATGAGCTGGTTGCCTACAACGACTTCAACAGCAACATCACCACCAGCAACGGCACCTTCTCC